CTTGCCATAAGCTTCTGACATATTTTCGAGTCCGACAATATCAGGATTTGCTGAATCTCTATTAGCTTGAGATGCCGTCCACACTGGAATGCTAAGTTCCATAGCTAAATTTCTTAATTCTTCGTAAACTAATTTCAATTCATGCCTCAAAGAATCAAAAGACCTTGTTGATCTCATAATATCAGCATAATCTACAATGATAATGTGCGGCTTGAAATTTTTCAAAAGTAATTTGTCTAAATGGTTCTTTAAAGTTAAAACGCTAGCTGACCCTGTTGGGTACTCTTTGATTATTAATTTACCCATCTCGTTGTCTTTATAGTGATCAACTACGCTCTCTTTGTGATTTACGATATCATTATTTGCAATATCACAAAGATTTGAATCATACCTGAGGCCAACGGCTTCTTCAGAAAGCTCGAAAGTGTAATGAACAACATTTTTGCCAGCACGCATTGCATTAGCGCCCATCTCCACAAGCCAATGAGATTTTCCCACGCCAGTATTTGCGGTTATGACGCCAATTTCTCCCCTGCCAAGGCCTCCGCGCAAAATGTCGTGTGCATCTAATCTAGCAAGACCCGTAGGGATTACGATTCTAGTATTCTTAACAAATCTAGAGTCCATATCTTCGAAAAAATCGTGACCCAAACTACTTGGCATACCAACAGAAACTGCTTCTTTCATGAGCCCGACAACAGAATCAAATTTTTCAGTAGAAATAAGATCTACAGCCTTGTCTAAAGCTTCTTTGAAAACTTGGCATTTGCAGAAATCTAAAGCCTTGTCTTTGACATAGCTTTGGTCTCCCAAATCTGGATTTGATTTGAGCCTATGAAGAAATTCTACAACTTGCTCTTTAAGAAGAATGTCGCCAGTATCAGATAAATCTTCCTTTACTATAGAGATCAACAACTGTGGAGTGGGAAACGTATTATATTTTTCAAAATAAGAAAAGTATTTTTCTGAAAGATATGTCAAGTATTTAAGTTCAAAAAAATCAGGATGCATTACCTCCATTATTTGGGCAGCCCATCGATGGTCTGTCAATAGACCCTGAAATATTTTTTCTTGAAAATGCTTTCCATATTTAGAGAAATATGAAACTCCCGAGCTGGGAGACACGTCATAATTTTCTGATAGCACAATTACTCCTAATAGCTCATTGCTTTCATGCTCATGAAGAATTTTTCTACATCGAAATCTTGAATTCCTTCTCTTAGAATAATCCTCATAAAATCCATTTTATTCATTTTTGGAATCTCGGATTCCAGTTGACTTTTTATTTTTTGTATTTGGTTAAACGAGAGATTGGAAGTATCTAAGTACATCAATTTCCAATTTCTCCTGACTATTTCATCATCTTTGATGATATTTTGATAGATCTGAAGTTTGCTGTTCACCGCTTTGGATCTACTTAAACTAACTATTTCTTCTACATTCATCGATCCAGAAGAAGCTAAATCTGGAAATCGTTTCACTAATGATCGAAAACCAACACCTTTTATTCCCGGAATGCCGTCAGAACCATCGCCAGTAAAGCATCGACATAGGCAATAATTGGCAGCAGTGACACCAAATTTTTTTAAAATTTTTTCAGAAGTTACGAAATCTTTCTGACCTGGAGACCAGACTCTTATTTTTTCATCTTCTAAAAGTTGATAATAATCTTTGTCTGACGAAACTATTACTTTTTGGTTTTCTTTAAATTCTCTTTTGCAAACGTAGCCTATAACATCATCTGCTTCGCAATCCGAGGTGTATATTTGTTTTATGCCTGACCTTTTTAAAAGGTTGACTATAAGATTAACTTGATAGTTTCGATTTTCTATCGTGTTTGGAATATCTCCCTCGTAAAACCTATTAAGCTTTACTGGTCGTTTGTTTTTCTTGTATTCGGGAAATATGTTTCTTCTTCGAGGCGAGCCGCCCCCTTCCCAGACCACATATACACACTCTGGGTTTAATAAATCGGCTAAATATCCCAAGCCCCTTAAGAACCCTAGAGCTCCGCCTACATGCTGGCCATTCACACCAACTGAAGGGTTTACTGTGAAATGACGCATAAAAAAATTCAAAGCATCGATAAAAACTATTGGTCTTTCTTTTTTATTCATTAGACTCTAATAACAAATCTGCTTCCATTGCTAGAGATCTTACTTCTTCAAATGATTCAATGTCTAAATCCATGCTTTCGGGATCTTTTAAAGTTTTTACTAAACAACAATTAAGCAGCTTCTCAATATACGGCTCATATTCAGGGTTTTTCCAAACTTCTCCAAAGTCAGCTTTATAAAATTTCTTCTCTACTAAAATTTCACCCGTTTCTACATTTACGACTGCGAGATTTTTCCAAGCTCCTGTACCAGATATGTTAATTTCGTTTCCATCTACGATTTCTGGACCATGCTTTCTCAATAAATCAAAGACTTGCTCGTGTTCATATACACCTTTGCCAAAATGTATCTCAAAATTAGCAGTCCGAAATGGTGGCGCAACTTTATTCTTGATAGTCTTTGCAGACACGTTGATACCAATGACTTCTTTGTCTTTGTTTTGGATCTGCTGGCCAGCTCCAAGCTTAATTCTAACAGAAGAGTGGAATGGAATTGCTTTCCCGCCAGGGGTCGTAGTTGGATCTCCATACATTACGCCAATCTTAGTTCTAATTTGATTAAGAATCACGAACAAAGCATTCGTTTGACCGATGACGCCAGTTATTTTACGCATTCCTTTGGAAATAGCTCTCGCCTGAAGTCCGATAGAGTTTTGCTCATAAGTACCATTTAGTTCAGCCTTCGGAGAAGAAGCCGCTACAGAATCCCAAATAATAGTAATTGGGACATCCTTCTCCATCGCTCTTGCTTTTAGAATCGTTGACTCTGCTATTGATAACACTTCTTCGGTGCAATGAGTGTCGACGTACACAAAACGTTTAGAAATGTTAACGCCTAAATTGCCCAAGTTTTCAACTGAGGTAGCGTTTTCAGTATCGATATAAACTACAATTCCTCCCATTTTTTGAGTTGTGCGTGCAATTTGAATAGCAATGTGAGATTTCCCAATAGATGGAGGACCGAATATTTCAATAATTCTTCCCTCTGGCAATCCACCATTCGGACGATTAGAAACAATATAGTCTAGTTGTTTGCAGCCCGTGCTTATCCAGCGTTTGATATGCGTAGGAGATTCATCATTTTCTAAATTGTAGGCAACTTTAGAGCCGTGTTCCTTGTTGAGCTGCTTTATTAAATCGCTAGTAAAATCATCAGCTTGAGTTTTTTCTTTTTTCTTTTTTGCCATAAATTAATTCTCCTATTGTAATATAAAAAAAGAGTCTTCGATGTTCATCAAAAAAGGCGCCGGCTAAACTCTTTTAAAGAAAGCCGGCGCCCCGAAATTAAGATGATGCTTTAATCTATATCTTAGAAATCTTTTTCGATATCAGCGAAAGCGTCATCGAGACTTGCATACTTCTCAGCCATTTTAGAATTATCTGCCTCGGTTGTTTGAGGCGTTTTCGGCTGAGTTGTCGTGTTTCCTCCACGAGTGGAGCCATAGTCGTTAGAATTTTCTTCAGTATCTCCGTTGAGCCATGCGTTAACAATAGTTTCCAACTCTTCATAAGTTTTGCATTGGTACAAATCATCCAAATCTGGAATTTCTGAGAGCCACTGCTTAGCTTGCTTTGCGCTCTCTGCTAGATCCGAAGTACTCATACGAGGACGAACTTCAGTCGTGGCCCACATCCGGCCGGGGGGTTTCGTGCAAGTTACTTTAATGTCGCGGCCGGTTGTTGGATCTGTAATATCGCCCACTTCATCATCAAGCATCAAGTTGAGAAGTGACTGATACACCGTCTTTCCAAAAGACCAGAGACGAACTCCTTGCGATTCTTCTCCTCGAACAATCACTGGAGCGTAAGCTCGCATTTTTGGATAAAGCTTCTTAGCTAGCTCATAAGACTCCTTAGTTCCATCATTCCTAAGAGTGTTGATCAGATCTTGAATAGGATCTGGTTGACCAAACTGGTGAGGCGCAAGGAGGCCTGGATTGTTGCCAATATTATAATAGAACCAACGCTCCTTAAAGGGTTGTCCGTCGTTATCAGAAAAAGCTAGAATTCGAACTGTGTGATCTTCTCCCTCTTGGGGACGCCACATCGAATTACGCTTTGAATTGTTGCCAGAAAGCTGATTTAGCTTCTTGCGGATTGCATCTAGATCGATTGCCATTTTTAACTCCTTAAATGTTTAAATGTGCAGATTTTTAGTTTGAAGTGTGGTAGATAACCACATAATAAATCTATAACTTTATAGTGAATTGTTCAATTTAATTTCTTTGCAAAACCATTAAACTTGAAAAGGGTACTTCTTTCATTTCATTGTCATGAATTATTGTTGCTTTTGATGGCCGGCCGAACTTATAAACTATTTTATACAATATTCCAGTTATTTCAACAGGTTCTTCTTTTTTGAACGCTTCTCTTATATAAGAAAGGACTAAATCTCCAATCTTCGGTTCCAAGCATCGCGCTTTGACCACAACGGTCGGATCAATTTCGATCTTAACGCATATATCTTTAGGGACTATATAAAAAAGCTTTCTAACGGAATAAGAATCAGACTTTTCTTCTACCATTAGATCACTTTGGCCGACTGATATTATTTCACAGAAATAAACTTTGTCGGCACTTTCTGTCTCTTGTTTTATCTCTCCACCAAAGACTGCTATCAAATCGCCCACGTTGAATTGTGGTTTCGTTTTTTTCATGTTGGAACCTTATATTATTAGATATAAGATTTCGAGAGCGATTTATTTATTTTTCTTTGCGGGCTTGTATATCTCTCCGCCTCCGAAAGCTCTTTTATTAGCGTCTATCGCTCTTTTTCTTGGAGAATTTTTCTTCTTTTTTCCTTTTCCGCCGTCAGGTCCAGTCCCAAGAGGCGTTACAACTCCGGCTACGTTAGCTGAAACACTATATTCGTCTTTTGTTTCATCGTCCTGCCTTTCATCTTCTTGCGAAAGATCTGGCTCACCCAAAAGCTCTTCATCTACTCCGTGATGAGATTCATCTTTTGGTTTTTCTTCTTTTTTCTTTTCTCCTTTGCCCCACGAATATTTCTTTTTAGCCACATATACCAAAACTCCCTTACCAAAAATCTCTATTTGGACTTCTTTTTTAGGGAGCGGTAAATATCCAGATTCTAAACCCGCAGTTACTGTATGCTGTATATATCTTCTTCCGTCTTTTGGCGGAATTGTTCCAGCTCCGCCCTTGATAGAATTGAGCGGGATTGATACTCCCTGGTGCCCGGCCTTGTCTTCTTTTCTTATGGGTTTACCATAAACTAGCCTCATTTCTTCTACGCCACCAGCAGCGGAACCAAGAAAAGAAGCAAGCTTTTGTCCGGTCGAATCACCCGATGCTTTCTTTGCTTTTAAGCGTTTCATTAGTTCGCCAGGGGGAACAAGTTTCAAGGATTCAATTTCCTTCTTGTATCTACCGCCTTTAAGCTTCTCAGTTTCTTGAGGTTCTTTTTCAGCTTGCTCTTTTATAATTTTCTGAACATATTTTCTAAGTTGAGCTTCTCTCATTTTCAACACCTTTGATATAAATATCACTTTTCGGATAGGTATTCCAACGAAAGTGGAAAATTGCCCAAATCGTCTATAAAAACATTAATATCGCTCTCAGGTTCTAATTTTTCGATCATTTCTGGAGACGCGTCAATTATTAAAGCGTCGTGAATTAAAAAGAGAGGATTAAATTTTATATTGAAGTCTCTGAACCTCTTTATCAATTTTCTAAACCCAAGTAAAGAGACATCAACCGCTGAAGATTGAACCCAATTATTGAAAATGATAGAATCTCGATCAGATGAAGGAATTATTTTTCTTCCAAAAAAATTAGTCATCTCAGAATCTTCTTGAAGTTCTTTTTTCTTAGTTTCTACTAAATTAGAAAAATTCATTGCTTCTCTAACATTTTTCACCGCCTTAGAAGGAGAAATGTTTTCTGGCAATATTTTCTTTAAAGTTCTTGTACCTGCTCCGTACAGAGCGCACAGCACGAGCTTTTTAATTTGAGAGCGCTCTAAAGAATTAGCAAAATAAACTTCATTAAACATCTTGTAAACATCTTGAACAAAATCATTTTCAGCAGCATACAAAGCCACTCTTGGCTCGAGAGATACGAAATCTAACTGAACTATCTTTCCATTTTTGTATCTAGATTTTAAAAATTTTCTAATTTCTTTGTTAGCCGTCAAAAGTTGCGGTCCAGACTGTGTTACTATCCTTCCAGTCCTTGTAGAATAATTGTTGTAAGAGACTCTTTCTAGATACCCAAAGCGATTTGTGGCAAAAGATTTTTTAACTTTTTTGTCTATACTTTTACCCAAGCACCACCGATTAAATGAGGTTGTGTCAAACATAGCCGCTTCCATACCCTGAAGTAACTCTAGTTCTTCTTGGAACGTCTTTATATAGGAATACCCATCTAAATTTTCGTATATATCAGAAGCCCATTCTGTGATTTTTTCTAAGCGCTTTTTAAATTTTTCTGAAGGGTAAATCCACATAGTTGGAATTTCTGATGTAGACACTCCAAGTTCTTCAAAAGATTTTTTTTGAGCTTCATCAAGAAGTGAAGGTTTTTCTAGCTTAAGCAAAGAACAAAGATGATCTATAGCATAACTCTTGTGCGGATCGCCACACAAAATTAAAGAATCATTGTCAATTGACGAAACCCAAGAATAATTTTCGCCATCATAAGCTAAATGCTTATCTTTTCCAAAATTAGATGACGCTATCAATAGTTTCATGATATTATAAAATAACCACGAAACCATAAATGGTTAGCTATAAATTATTCGCCTTCTTGAGCTCTTTCAACTATACCAGAAGCTTTTTGAATCATGGTGTCTAAAGATTCGTAAGCTCCATAAGCATCTCCAAATGGAACCATATCAAAACTTGTTTCAAAAGTGCCAGGAGAAAGGTCGTGAGTTAAGCCATTTACTGCATAAGTGTTGTCAACCGAAGTTCCTGTAAAGAAGTCTACAAACATTTGCTGACCGTGAGAAACTAAAGGACAACCCATAGACTTGATTTTTATTTTCATTGGCATCATTCTTAATGGAAGACCACGGTCTTGTTCTCCGGGAGCATTAGCGTCTGAAGACGCATTTCTTTGAGCTCTTTGCATATGAATAGTAGTATCTTTAGAGTTATGCATAGAATCTGCAGATATTGATTTCACAGAACAGTTTTGGCTCCCATAATTTATTGTTGGCATTGACATTTTGACAAAGTGTTTAAGTCTTGGTACTCCACCAACAGGACGCCAGAATTCTCCACCTCCAGCTGCTGCACTAGCGACAACTTTTTCTAGCAGTCCGTGCTCTACAGCTGATTCCATAGTTTGTTTGAACTGAATGCCGTGCTGGCTTTGATCTCCATCTTCTGTCGATATAACATCTCTTAAAACAGAAGCTATAGATCCTATATCGCTATTTCTTGACGCTTTAATTAAATCTGCTTCCCCAGCATATTTTGTTGCAACAGCATCAAAGAAATGTAGCCGAAGTATTGTGTTTCCGTGGCCGGGTCTCCAAGGTTCACCTGCTTCGCTTGGATCTACATCTGCGGTATGAGGAACGGCTTCAACATACATTTGTACTCTTGGAAGTTTAAATACTAAGCCTTCTGTTGTACCGTAAGCCTCTTCAAGGACCGCATCCTTAAACGTCTTAGTGTCTCCAGGATTGTTGTTTGAAGTTTCGGTGACTTCAACTTTTCCGTCGTCATTTCTTGTGTATAGTTTAGAGAATCCATATGCTTCTGCGGCCTGATTGCTTAAAAAGTTAGTATTCATAAAATTTATAAATCTAGCAGGAGAAACTTGAATTTTCTCTTCTTGATATGCTGTGAAAAGTTTATCAAATCCATTATCCCCATCTATTCTAACTGGATAAGAGCCTATATTGTATTTAGCCATATGGCTTGCTCTATCATTAAAGCAATAAAATATCATTTGAACTTCTTCAAATCTTCCGCTCTCTGCAATAGGCAAACCTAAAAATAAGTTCATTATTTTTGCTAATGAACAGTAGTTCGCATTGTCTTCTGGAGATATAGTAGCGCTTCCCCTCCCCTGCCAAGAAGGTTGAATCCATGGAGTTATTAAAGGATCTCCATTTCTTTTAACTAAAAAAGGGTCTCCCACAGCTTTTGCTTGAGTTATTTTAGCAGCGATCACATCACCAATCGTAGTATTAAAACTTTCTACACTACTCTTTAAGTCATTCATATATGTGGCAAGATCAGCCATATCTTCATTTTCACTATTAAGACTATTTGAAATAAAGGCATTAAGCTCTTGAAGTTTTTCTCCATCAAAAGCGTCTCCAATGTTGCTAGGGCTTAAAGAAGAAATTACACTCATTCCAATTACATCTCTCATACCCTCATCAGAAAGAACTTGTCTTCTTACTTGACGGATTTTTTCGATCAGCTTTTCCATGAAATACCACTTAGCTTGAACTTCACTGCTCATGCCGATGTCAGTAATATTCATATGGGCAGTACCTTTAGTTACCATATCTAGCGTAATTTTAACCTGGCCCGCGTCATCAAAGCTGTAAGCTGTATTGTAGACACCAAATTTCTCTTTAACTCTTAAACAATTTATAAATTTTCCGTATTCATTTGTAGCCCAATCGGGATGACTCCAGCCGTACTCTAGCAAGATTTCCGTTTGGCCAAAACTAGAAGGTTTTACGAATTCAGCTATTTCAGCCAATCTAGATCTATCATGAAGAGTAAGCTTCATTTTTGCAGATTTATGAGACATCATTCCGTTAGTTGGCTTGACGCTAATATTTACATCGTTGATGCTCATAAATGGCCGCATCCGATCTAAAATGGGGGCGGGCCGCGTAGATCCTGGCTCTCCGGGAAAAAAGAATTCTTGGTTATTAGCTCTTTCTTCTGCCGACATGGCAGCTCCTATATCTGCGATTCCACCCTCTATATGACTATAAGCAATCCCTTCAAAAGATCTATATTGTTCGTCTGCATTTATTAGTGTCTGGGGAGCAGTAAAAATTTCCATCCCGGCAGAAGAATATGTTGCTGGAGCAGCCTCTTCGTCACTCTGGAGCTCTTCGGGTAAATCTGCCTGTCTATTTTCTTCTATGGCTGCATCTATTATAGCGGCAGCATTCATTCCTGCAACGTCGGCAGAGACTGCATTTGCCATTATTTCATCGGGAGAGCCACCAGAATCACTTTGGACGAATGCAGTGCCCATTAAAAATCTCATTAAACCCATTTTTTGAATGAATCCACCCTGAATTACATTGCCTGGACTTATTACTTCGGCTGATAGATAAGGAACCGCTCTGGACCACTCAATTGTAGGAATAGCATTAAGAAAAATTTGAAGGGCACCAGTATCTCTATTAGAAAAGTTAAGCTTAACTGGTAAAACCTGGATAGTGGAAAGCGCGGGTTGAGATCTCATGTAAGGCTGATTTTGGTTTACTCCTGCTGCTGTAGCTCCCAACATATCAGCCATCGTTACTGCTTCGTGCCGTAAGCCAGCTGGGTCTCCAACATCATCTTTACAGACAAAAATAAAAGCATTTTGAAGCGCAGATTTAGATTCTGCGTCTATTCCATCAAATTTGCTAGATGACAAAAGTTCATACGAATATTTTCCGCCATCAACTATAGATACTACTTCTTTAGCTAGCTCATCGTCTACTTTATAATAGACGATCATCACAGACCCATCTGGTTGTTCCACAAACTCTGGATTAGTTTCTAAAACTTTGTCCATAAAGCGATCTTTTGTGTTGGCACCAAAATACCCACCAAGGGATTGGCAAGCCTGTTCTAGCATTTCTGCTTTTCCCATAGTGGCCCCCTTAAACAAACATCGCTATATCTTCTAAATTAGAAGGTATTCTTAAAACTACGCCTGGCGGAACTTGAGTTCCCCACCCGATACCAGAAGCTGCGGCTATGATCCACCACAGGGACGCGTTGCCCCAAACTTCTCCAGCGATAGTGTCTAAGCGCTCGCCCTCTTTGGATACTCTTCTGTAGTAACTAATTTGGCCGCGCTTAACAGCATAATAAATGGCTGTGGAACCTTTAGAAGTGCCATACTGAGTACCACCTTTTACAATTTGTGTTCTTCCATATCTAGAAACGCTCATTTTTTATTCCAGTTCCGGTGTAGTAGTGGGCGGAGGTGG